TTTGCTATACGAGCCATTCCCGGTCGTGTCGTAGACGAAATCAGAATCCATCTCCACAAGACCCCGTACAGCGTTTTCAAAAATGTGTTTTGATTCTTCGTGAACGAACTCCGCTGCGCGTCCGTCTCCAGCATTCAACCATTCTCGGTATTCGGGAATCATTGTTTTGATTTCGTCTGGGTCGACACGCATAACCGTGGGCGGGATATTTATGCCGCCACCAGAGAAAGCGGAAGACTTTCCAGAGCCACCACCGCCCCCAAGCCAGTAGATCGTTTTTTGTTCCCCTTCACCTTTAGGTGTCACAGATGCGCGCTGCATGTACCAGGAAACAATGGATTTATGTAGCGTTCGGCGTTCCCGAACGTACTTGCCTTTTCTTTCGTCGAAAAGTGCTTTCGATGTCATCTTTGGTTTAGAGACAAGTGGCCGACCGAAAAGCGGCGTGGTGAATTCGGGAACCCGGAACTTCTTGGGCGGCGGAGGTTCCGGTGGTCTCTGATCGGATACCTGTTGGCTTTCTTTAGGTTTACCAATCGGGTTGATCAAAGCGCCAAGGCTTGGCAATTTGGATCCCAATGTCCCAATCAGGTCGCCAAGTGTTGGATTGTTCTTTCCGATGCTTCGGTCAGACGTTTCTGTCGGCGCTTGCGCTCCTGGCCGATTGTAGGAAGGCGTGTAACTGACTTTGTTGCCATTTCGGTCGACAACTTGAAGACCACGTGGCCTATCTGGGGAAATAAACCCGCTTGATATTGCCTTTCCAGCAGAGTCAACCAGTTTTGTGCCTGCTGGTCGTTCCCAGGCTGTTCCTTCTTGAACAATGCCGTCGTTGTCGGCGTCGAACGCGTCAGGGTTGTACGGCTCAAGTCGAAGTATGAGTCGACGTGCCATTAGTCGTTAGTGAATCGTAGCCTGCACCGACAGTTGATTGTTAGCGACGGTGGAGCCAATGGATCACCTGGGAATCGCAACAGGAAATCATTGACAGCGAATGCTTCAGTCAATCCAACCTTTTTCCCGTGGAGCAGTCTGTGGGCGTCACGAACCCGTGTATCTCGTCGGGTCACCCACGTTTTGGACGCAGCACCAACTTGACGACTTGCCAGGTAGACGCCAGCGTTGAACGCAGCCTGCGATTCGTGTTCCGCGATAACCCGTCGACGTTTCGCTAGAAGGTTGGCAAAAATTGCTGCGATTGCGGCCCGCAAAAGACTGTTGCGCTGTTCTTCGTCTTCGTTGTTCATGGCCATAGCAACGAGAATCGCAGCGCTCACTTCTTCACGGGTGGTCTCGTTGACCTTTTCCATGCGCTCCATCTGGGATTCGACATACTCGTTCATTTCTTCGTTGTCAGGGGTGCCATCCATTTTGGCTTCCTGACTGACAAGTTCAGAACTGTCGCGGATGATCCCATTGATGACAGGGGTGATGTCGTCACGCAACTGCCGGTTCCATGCTTCGATGTCGAATACCGAATCAACAGTCAATGTTCCTTCGGCCATCGCTTTACGGGATTTGGCTCCCAGGGCCTTTTCTGTGACTACGCGCTGTTGACGGTTGAAGATTCTTTCAAGCGAAGCGTCAAGGATTTCAACCCAACGGTCAGATGACTGTTCAGCCTTGGTGTCCCATTCGGTGTCGTAATGAACGATGTCCGCAGACTTTGTTTCGATCCCACCGTATTGTGCGGATAGTTGCCCTTCTGGCACCGGTTCGATTGTGGTTGTTGTGTCTGCTGGTGCGACTTGACCGTCTGCTGGGGCACCTTCTTGCGCTGGTTGCTGTTCTGCGCCGGGCATTGCTTGCTGTGGTGCTGCGCCGGGCATTCCTTCGGCTGCTGGTACTGCCCCTGCTTCGGCAATGGGCTGCTGTTCTTCGATGCTGAACGGCTTTTCGGTGTTGGCGATGGGTACAAGTTGCGGGTTGGAAAGCAACTGGTCTGCGATTTCCGATTCGAGGGTTTTGCGTCCACTTCCAGATCGGTATTCGTTTGCGGAGATCAGGCCGTTGTTGAATTCGTCCATCAGGTAGCGTTCCCGCTCCTGCTTCGCCATGATCAGGATCGGCACATCGCTGGTGTCGAAGTCGACGTAAAGTTTGGGGTCAAGTTCGTCGAACGCACGTGCCAGGGGTTCCAGATGGGGCATCATTGTTTCCATCCAGAAGACGCGCATTTCTTCGTTGGCGTTGGAGAAGGTTCGTCCGGAAGCGTTTCCAATGACGGATTCGGGAACTCCGAATGCGGCCAGGATTTCTTCTTTTGTAAGTTGACGCATTTGGACGTAAGCGGCGTCACGTGGGTTGGAGGCGGTGTCGATGAAGTCTGCGCCGTCGTCGGACGAGATGACGGATACCGACCCGGCCCTGTTTAGGTTTCCACGGAACCTGCTTCGCAGTTCGTCTTTGTCGTCGTCGTCAATTTCACCTCGCAGAACCAGAAGGCCGCCGGGCCGACCGTCGTTTAGGAGGAAGTTGCGGTTGTAGATACGGGCGAGGTTTTCAATTTCGATGGCGATGCCCGCTGATTCCATCGGCGTTAACGACAGATAGGGGTCAAGGGGGTGGGGCCGTCGGATCCAGACAACGTCTTCGGGTTTGATGATCTGCTTTTGTCCGGTAGGCAGGTCAACTTGGAAGCCAGCGACAAATCGGCGGGGGTCGGGGATGGGGCTTGTGTGTTGGGGTGGGAGCAGGTTGAGGGCGATGACCCCTCCGTCGCGTCCGTAAACCTTTTCGATGAATACACCACGGGATGACATCAAAAGTTGGCTTGAAACCCGGTAGCGGAACACGAACGAGTTTTCGCCCATGTTTGCTTTGGAGTTGAAGATGTCTAAAAGGGTGTGTTTGCGGTCGACCACTTCGCCGTTGGGGTTGTTGTCTTTGCGAAGGATGACGGGGAGGCGTGCTTGGTTTCCTGCGATGGCGTCGATGCAGCGGTTGACCCAAACAACCTTCTGCATTCCTTCGCGATATGCGCGTTCAATGTCCCAGGCGTCTCGGTAGGGGCGTCCTGCTAGTCCTGTGTGTAGTGCAACGGGCGCTCCTGGACCTAGAGGGGCGGCCTTTGATTCGTAGCCACCCGAAAGGTTTTTGGTCTGCCTAGAGTTCCACGCCATCTTTAATCAGACCCCAGTAGGTAGCCGTACAGTCCGCAGCATGCGCCAGCGGTTATGAAACCGGCGGCAGGGAGCAGCAAACCTGCACCTACCGACGTCATAAGTATAAATGACAACATCATTAAATTGGCGGTTATAGAGCGCCAATTCCTTGCTGAGAGCCATGTTTTGATTGCGCGCAGTCGGAGACGTATTCTTCGCACTTGTACCTCGTCTTTCTTTATTTATACTAACCTACTAGGGAGACCTTGGAGGACAGATGGGTGATTGGGAGCAGGTTCTCCGGTTTTTGGAGCCTAAAGCACCTTTGTATTGCCCCGAAGAGGCTTCGATAACCCAGAAAGTTTTTTTGCGGACAAATTCGCTGGAAGCGCTGTTTGGCGGTGCCGCTGGTGGCGGTAAAAGCAGTGCTTTGTTGATGTCGGCATTGCAGTTTGTGGACGTTCCCGGATATTCGGCCATCCTTTTCCGTAGGACATATGCCGACTTGGCCCTGCCGGGGGCCATCATGGACCGTTTTCAGACGTGGATGGCACCGTACGACGAGGTCCGCTGGAATGCTAATCAGTATACTGCGGTTTTCCCTTCGGGGGCAAGAGTATCGTTTGGTTATTTAAATAACAGCCAAGACTATTTGCGATATAAGGGTGCTGAATTCCAGTTTATTGGAATGGATGAGGTTACTGAAATTAGGGAAAACGATTACCGATATCTGTTTTCTCGTTTGCGTCGCCCGAATGCTGGCCCCCTATCGCAGGTCCCTTTGCGGATGCGGGCGGCTTCCAACCCGGCACCCAATTGGGTTAGACAGCGTTTCATTGTTGAAGGCAGGGACACGGGCAGAATCTTCGTTCCGTCTAAACTTACCGACAACCCCGGAATTGACGCGGCGTCGTATCGACAGTCACTACAGGCCCTGGACCCCGTAGAACGTCGTCGCCTTGAAGAAGGTGACTGGTGGTCGACCACCCTGGGCAGCCTTTTTGAGCGGGAGTCGTTCATCATCATCGACCCCCATGAGGTTCCGGAAGTGACGTCTTCGGCTCGGGTCGTGAGGTTTTGGGACTTGGCGGCAACCGAACCATCGCAGTCGAATCCGGACCCCGACTGGACTGTAGGCACACTTATGCTGTTTGACCAGGGGGTTTCTTACGTTCTTGACGTGCGTAAGGTGCGAGCCAAGGGGGATAAGGTCGAACAGTTGATCGCCCAGACCGCTTATGAAGATGGTCCAATGATTTCGATTCGGATGGAACAGGAACCTGGCTCGTCTGGAAAAGCCCTGGTAGATCAGTATGCGCGGTATGTTGTGCCTGGTTACGACTTCCAGGGAATCAGGTCTACCGGGGACAAGTTGACTAGGGCCAGGCCGTTTGCGGCAGCGGTTGCGAATGGCAACGTTCGCCTGGTCCGTGGATCTTGGCTTACGGATTGGTTGGACGAGTTGGCTTCTTTTCCGGAGGCAGCGAACCACGACGACCAGGTTGACTCGGCTGTTGGGGCGTTTACTTTTTTGACCGGTTTAGGGTTGCCGCAAAGAAAGAGGGCGGCTATCATCATCTGACGAATGCGGGAGTACTACCCGCCTACGTCAGGAGATACTGTTGAGCAATAACCTACCGGAGTGGGTTCGTGACTTTAATTCACAAGTCATGGACTTCTACGACAACGTGTGTTCCTTAAAGGATAATCCGTTAGTCGATCAAAAATTGGCCTGTGAGATTTTGGTGGCTATCAGCCATATGAAATCGGGCCTTGCCGAGACGTTCCGTGAAATGGAACAGATCACGCTGGCTTTGCTTGAAGATAAAAGCCCTGTGGTTTCTGACAGCGGTGCCGTTGTCGAAAAGATGTACGACAAGAGCCGCAAAGCCTGGAGACACAAGGATTTGGCAGAAGTTGTCGCTGACAGAATTCAGCGCATGGCTGTTGACCTGGACACTGGCGAAGTTAAATTGTCGACCAGTGAGATGATTTCCAAACTTCTTGACTTCGCTGGCATCTCCTACTGGAAGGTGACAACGCTTCGTGAAATCGGCATTGATGCTGACGACTATTGCGAATCTGGCGAAAGCACACCCAAAGTTTCCCTGCGTCTCCCCAAAAACTGAAATAACTGAAAGGAATAGCAATGTCCGATATCTATGACCGTCTGGTGGATCCGTTTCCTCAAGAAATGGAACGAACTGTCAACAAGGGCGGAACGTCTTTGACGTATTTGCCGATTGCTGAAGTCACTAACCGCATGAACCGGGTTCTTGGCGTTGGTGGCTGGTCCAGCGAAATTCTCCGATGCGAGCGTGATTCCAGCGACCCCGATTGGGTGGTTGCGCACGTTCGCGTGACTGCCGTGATTGATGGCAATAAGGTCATCCACGACGGGTTTGGTGGTCAGAAGATCAAGCGTTCCCGGAAAGACAATGACATTGTCGACTTGGGTGACGAGTTCAAGGGTGCGGTTTCGGACGCCACCAAGAAGGCGCTTCAACAGTTCGGTGTTGGCCTGTACCTGGCACGTGATGTTGATGCCATTGAGGCCGAGTATGCGATGGAAGCATCTGCTGTTCCGCAGGTAGTCCAGCCTTCGGCTTCACCCGAGGTTGAGGATGCTTTCCGTCGTTTCATGGAACTGCGTGAAAGTCTTGACGAGGAAGGTCGTGGCCGTCTTCGCGAGTTCTGGAACTCGTACAGCGGTGGTCGTCCTGTCCCCAAGAATGTTGCTGAATGGCAAGCCGACGAGTTGGAAGCGGTCATTATCGAAACGACTCGCATCATTCTTGGTGGCACGATGCTGGTCGACACGTCTGGCGGCGGTGCGGAGTGAGCGGGCTTGTAGCGCCCGAATACCTTTCGCCGTCGTCAATCAACACGTTTCGACAGTGTCCTTTGCGTTACAAGTTTTCGCGGATTGACAAGTTGCCTGAACCGCCGACCGAAGCGAGCCTGATGGGCAACTTCGTTCATGAGGTTCTTGAAGAACTGTATGCTGCTGACCCTGATTTGCGTGATCAGGATTTGGCCCGCAAGTTCGCTAGAAAACTATGGGACGAGAAGTATCTTGACATGGTGGACGGGTATGTTCATCCATCCAAGTACAACGATTTCCGGTGGAACGCTTGGTTCTGCATTGAAAACTTGTTCAAGTTGGAGAAACCGTCCGAGACCGAACTTGATGGCATTGAGTTCGAGGTGAACACCACGATTGAGGGTGTCCGGGTGAAGGGTTTCATAGATAGGTTTGTAGTTGACGAAACTGACGGGATGATTGTCGTTTCGGACTACAAGACTGGAAAGGTTCCGTCGCCCAAGTGGGAGGAGGACAAGTTTTTCCAGTTGTCGGTCTATGCGGCGTCTATGGCGAGCATGGAAGTTGGCGATGTGAAGCGAATTGAGTTGCTTTACCTGAAAAAGCCGACAGTTATTTCTAGGCAAATTACACAGCAGCGTTTGGATGACGCTGTAGAAACAATTGTTCAGACAAAAAAAGGAATTGATGAACGCTGTGAGTCAGGAAACTTTGAACCGGTCAAGTCAGTACTTTGCAACTGGTGTACGTTCAAATCAACGTGCCCAGCGTGGAGCGTGGGCTAGGCCGATGAACGATGATGCTTTTGCGAAGTTGGTCGCTGAAGAGGTAAAGAATCGCGCCACTCGGGATAGTCGCGCGTTTCTTTTGCGAAGCGACAACTGGGATAGGTGGCAGAAGGCCCTTCTGGCGTTGATCGAAAATCTGGACATCCAGATTGAAAATATCGATTAT